CCATTTTTAATCAATCCAACCGTCGCCCCGGCGCCAATGCCAGAGCCTATGACGGAACACGGCTAACAACAGCCCGTGCAAAGTGTCGTGTTCGTACCAATAATTTCCGACGATCAGCCTCACGCCATGCTCCTATTTTTTACGGTTCAAAGGTGAGGCGCACTGGCGGCGAGTATTCGGCTTATCCCCCGCCCAACCATCCCGCAGGATGGAAGCGATACCTTCAGTGCGCCTCGCCATTGGATCGCTCCTTTACCGGGTTGCTATTTCGCGCTCGAAGGAAATCCGCAGCGGCCCAATGCACCAGCCGCACCGGCGCCCGTTTTGTTGCCACAGGCGGCATAGCTTCCAGTTGTACCGCTCCGTGAGCGGGAAACAGAGCAACATCATGGAAAAGCCTACTGTAATTTCCCGCACTGGACGCTCCTTTATTTCTCAATCTGTTTCGTAGAACATTCCAGCGCGGCGTCGCACATCGCCACCCATTCGGCCTCTATAATATCCGTCAGCAACGTCCCGCGCTTGTAGCCACCGGCAGGGTGCGCGGCTGATCCGGCGTCCAGCATCTCTGGGGTGCAGTTACGCATGGCGGCAATGGCGGCGCGGGCATAAGACATACAAGCGCGTGTAATCATAGGATCAGCCGTTTCCCAAGCGCCGTTATCGGATGCGGCCATATTTTGGAAAAGACGCTGCGCCACCCGTTCGATCATGTCGGTCATTTCGGCTCCTCATGGATTTATGCACTTGTCGTAATCTGCAATGCTAAACTTGCCAATGTCTATATGCACGACGTTTTCTATGTCCTTCGGGTCGCCGCGATCATATCTGCCGCCCACGGATACGGTATGTTCTACGGGAATGGTCACATAACCAAGATCATCCGTCCATTGCACCAGCAGGACAGAAATAAATCCTTTATCCGCCCAATCGCACAGTGCAAAATATTTATGCTGGCTAATCATATAGGTAGGGTATTTCAGGCGGCCATTCTTGCGAACCTTGACTTCTACAACAATCCTAGCATTGCCGTCTCGAAACAAAATGCTATCAGCGCGGGCTGCCTTGGGCAGACTGATAAAATCGCAATCTAACTCTCGGCAAAACTTATTTAATGCCGCCCTTTCGTTGTTTAAATCATGCCCGCGCTCGTATGTCGGGCGTATCACTTAGGCTCCTCATGCCCTAGCACCAAATTCAGCAACTTGTACGGCCATATCTTTGCCATTGCCTTACGGCTCATGCCCCGGCTTGCGTTGTACTGGATCAGCTCGACTGATTTGGCATGGTGACTCAGATACAGCGTATCCTCATTGCGGGCTTGCCGTTCCAAGATCAGGGCGTGTAACGCGCTCTCGCGCTGGCTGACTAGCATGTGATGCCTAAAAGGGTATGTCGTCATTTAAATCATCCAATGAAATCTCTGGCCCTAGATCAACAACGGCCTTTTTCTTACGCCCGCGCTTGGTAACTTCCCGGCTGGTCGTGTGGGCAGGGCCGTTCTTGAATGTCTCGCCCGTGCTTTCGACAAAATACTCAACGAAGTTTACGCCGCCGTCAACGGGCGTCCCATGTACCAAAGCCGGGATGAATAGGTGGCTATCACAGCCCTTGCGTTGGTCCTCGGCTGACAATTCCTTGTCATGCTCATGGCACTGCCACTTACCGCCGTCCTTGGGCGTGGAATGGCAGCATGTCCTGCAATTAGCCTCTGCTGGCTCCTGCTGGTGGCATAGCTTGTACATATCGCACATCTTGCACAGCCAGTTAGACGGGTCTTCGCTGATCTTGTCGGCGGGCGTAGAGCGTTTAATCGTGCGCTCTGCCCGTGCCAGCAAATCCCGGTATGTCTCCTTGTCAAAATGCACCCATTCGGTGTGTATGTCGTCCGTGTTCTTGTTGATGCAGATGTACATGGCGCGGTCCATCTCCATCATGCCCATGTAAGTCTGCATCTGGGCATAGTGCTGGGGCTTGGCCGCTTCCACGCCCTTGGCCTTTAGGCTGGTAAATGCCTTATCGTTGGCGGTCTTTATCTCCAGTACGGCCCACGATTTCGGCGCTTCAGGGAAGCCCAAGCCCACGCCGTCAAGGCTCCCGCCAAAGTGGCCGGTACTATCACGGCAAGTGATCTGCATACCGCCATCCTCAGTGTGCAGTTCAACACCGATTGCACGAAGTTCCTCATAAACTCGCGCCTCCTCGCGCTTGCCAGTATCAAACAACCGAAGGACGCGCCCCCCAAACTGGGGGGACGCTGCCCAACGGAATGTAAGCCAAAGAAAACGGTCACAGTGATGCCCGATCAATGACGCACCAAGATGCTCGCGGTGGTCTTCTTTTTTGCTCTCGTACCACTCGTAAATCTTGCGGGCCGTGGTGTGCATGGAGTCGGGCAGCACTGGCATTACTTACGCTCCCAAGGCTTCTTGCCGGAAGTCACGGCAACGGTGGCGCGGGGCGTCTTGGCCATAGACGTATAGCCCATGACCTTGTTGCGGGTCGGGTCACGCCGGTCAATGTCCAGCGACATGACAAAGGGGACATCGTGCAACTGCTCGCTGCTCTCCAGCTTTTCGATGTTGCAAGCCGCTTTGATGCCGTTAAGCTGGCTGCGGGCAATCTCCTCGGCCACCTTGTTGGCATTCACGACATTCAGGCGTTCCCAGATGCGGCGGCCAGAGTGAGCGCCGTCGACGATCTGGATGGTAAGCTCCAGATATTCGCCGGTCCCGGCCTTGGTCGTCTTCATCTCGCTGTTGGAGATCATGGCATTGTAGTCACCCGGCGGCAGCGGTTCAAAGCTGGTGCGCTTGGGGGCTTCGTAGGTCGATACGTCAAAGTCAAATACAGGCATTGGTTTGTTCCTTGTGGTTAGCTGATGGCTTCGGCAAATGCGTCCCACGACAACGGGATGCTTTCAGGCATGTTATAGCGGTTCTTCGCCATGTAAGCGGGGCGCTCGCTAGTAAACAACAACCGCTCGCCCGTCGAGATGCCGCGATTGTTGGTCTGGTTAAAGCCCACATCGTCCTTCTTGACGATGGTTCTATAGTTGGCAAACAGGACAGCATCGGCCCACTCACGAACCACAGCGTTGCTGCGTTCCTGTAGCTTGGGCTGGTAGCGGTCATATGGCTCAACTTCAGGGCTATCAAAGCGTTTAATCGTAGTGTGGGCAATCAAGATGACCGCCATGCCCTTGTCGTTCCGCAGGGCGTTCAGGCCGTCCAGTATTTCCCGCCAACGTTCGGCAGCGATAAGGCTACCCTTACCATAGGCCAAATCCTTAGCATCGTATTTCTGTTCGATCTCGCGCTGGATGATGGCTTCGAGCCAATCCAGACTGTCGATCACCACAGTTTCAAACGCATGATTGTCTTTGTAAAGCGATGCAATGGCGTCCATCACATCTTGGAACGATGTTGCCAGTGGAAAGTGATCGACCTTGAGCGAGCCAAGGCCGTCCTCAGTCAAGATATAGACAGGGTTGGGCGCACCGGCACCAAATGTAGATTTGCCGATACCTTCCACGCCGTACACCATAATGCGGGGCGCGGCCATTGCATCATTCTTACGGATACTCTTTAGATCAAAGGCCATTATTCAGTCTCCTCAATAGTTACGCTGGTTTTCATTGGCTTGGTTGTGACCGCCGGGGAAACACGCTTCCACAAGTCGGGGCGGTTGGCCCGCAGGAACTTGAGCGCGGCCTCGTCGGGCTTGGTTTCAGTCTTTACGGGTTGTTGGTCTTCAGGCCATTCGGCAATAATGTCCAGCAGCATGTCTAAGTCTGCCTTGTAGGACAACTTGCCGATCATCTTTAGCTTGTAGCCGTTGGTCATGGTCCAGCTAGACGAGCCTTCTTCCTTAGCCGGGTGCAGTTCCAAAATCTTGTCTTCTATCCGCAAGCGTTCTGCATTAGCTTGCCGCTCCGCATCCTTGACGATCAGCCAGCGTTCGGCCAGATGTTCAAGTTCGGCTTCGGTATTTGATGGTGTCATGGCGGTTCTCCAAATCAGGCGCGATAGTCGTATCACCACCTTTGTCGGGTCTGCAAGATGTTTTTTATAAAAATTCCCCTTGCACAACATTTGACTGGTGTGCATATTGAGCGAATCACCACCTAAAGGGATTTTTTATGGCACACATTAAAGGCCGTTGTGAACCGGCCTACTCCATTGTCAAGCGCCTTGGCGGCGTTACGTCCACAGCCAAAATCTTAGCCATTGGCCCTAGTTCAGTGAGCCGTTGGCTAATCGCAGACGGTACAGCCGGTAAAATCCCCCAGAACCATTGGAAAGCCCTAATTGCCCACGCCAAGAAGCGCAAAATCCCGCTCGGACTAAGAGACCTTTTCGGCGTTTAAACAGAGGCAATCATGCGTAATTCAGAGTTCCTATCTGCCATCTATGGCAGGTTGCGGGACGACTATGGCTGGACAACATCTTTTGCAAGTGACCCCGGCGATGCGCCGCCTAGCGTGTGGCTGGGCAGTTCGTGGTCTGGCTCAGAGTCACAAAAGATCGTCATCAATAAGCGCGGCGAGGATAACAATTATTATTGTGTCAGCGTCATGCTTGCCCGTGGCGGTGAGAAGCGCAGGAATAAGGATTGCTTTGGTAGGCTGGCTGTTTTGCTGGCTGATGACGTATCCCCTTCTGGTTTAAACGACCTTGTAGGCTCGTATTCTTATGCCTTGGAAACGTCCAAGGGCAGCTACCAAGTCGGCGTCATGCTGGACCCGGCAGACCCCGACACCCAGAACGCCCCCCTAATAGATGCCGTCCTGCGGGCAATGGGGGCCAGCGGCCATGTAAAGGCCGATAGCAGCGGCAACAACCCCGTCAGATACGCCCGGTTGCCAGTCGGCACCAATACCAAGAAGCGGGAAAGCGGCCTCTGGACCACCCGGATGCTGTATCACAAGCTGGATGAAGTCTACTCTCTAGCTGATGCCGTCAGAACCTTTGGCCTTAATCTTGATATCATTAAGACCGGGGTGGCAGCACCCAAGCCCAAGCCTGAAGGCGTTGGCGATGCCGTAGAGCTATTCAAAGCCATCATCAACCCCGACCTTGAGCAGCGGTCATACCACGACCCGCTTATGAAGCTGTCGGCCAGCTTGGTCGCCAGCGGGCTGAAGCAGGGCGCGAC